ATGTGGCCCCGGTAGTAAAGACTCAGTGTGCTCTTATGGGCCAATTACTATAGCATCTGGTGTAACTACATCATTACCATCTAATGGTGGATTAGTTCCCGGTTTTCAATATATATTTTCTAGTGGTTCTGGTACAGTAACTCTTCATGGTTGTATTGGGCCTATAGCTACTGGTTGTGTCACATTAGATAGTTATACAGGTGGAACTACTGTCCGAACACCAGATGAATTTAGTGTAAAAGCCCCTAGTGCCCCTTATCAATATTTTACAATTACTCCGACTTATGGTGCTGGAACATTTACGGTACTAGAGGTTAATAATAATACATCAAAGGTGGGAGGGAGCAAATTAGACCTTACGGCAACTTCTCCTATTGTGGTGACTCCAAACCCTATTACAGGGACAGGGGATATCTCTTGTCCCACATGTGGAATTAGTTTCACTGCCGGGGGTGATCTTTCCGGTACATCGTCGTCGCAGACGGTAGTTGGCTTTGATGGAAAAGCACTTGACACTTCGATGGGAACGCCGAGCAACGGGAATATTCCAACCTACGATTCGGGTGCGGGAAAGTGGAAGGCAGCCGCCCCCGCTCCACCGGCAGTAAATGCTGGCGAGTGTGAGATGGTCGTGGTTGGCACTGGAGCTTCTTATGTGCTTACTACAGGCGACGGCACTTTTTATAATGGGAGTTGCTTCAATGGCTCGGCCAGTACGGTCACGATCACCGGAGTGTACTGCCTAGCTGACACGGGCACGACCACTACAGTGACTCCGATTGTACATGGAGGCGGAACAATCCTGACAGGAGTCTTGACTTGTGGCAATAACGCATGGTCGGCCACGGGAACTCTAAGCGGCACACCTACATTGTCTAGCGGAGCATCGGTTGACCCCGGCATGACTGCAACGGGGACTGGTCACGCCTTTCACATCGCCATTACTTACCACTGAGGACTGACAATGAAACGATCACTCATCATCGCTTGCTTACTCCTCAGCGCACTGTGCCACGCGCAGCTAGTAGTTCTGCCGGGGCAGGGTGGAACGGTTAGCAATCCATCAGCTACTAGCGTGAGCATCACCAAGACAATCACGGCTGGGGCGCTTATCGTTCTTGTGGATCACGTTGTCGCAAACGAAGGTCAGACCGTTGGCTCGGATAAAGATGGTACTGCTACGTGGGGCGGGACGTTGGGATGCAGTTCAAATTACGAGTCTGGACACTATTCTAATTGGTTCTTTATCCAATCGGCGGTTGGCGGTTCGACTGTTTTTACGATGAGCGTTAGCTCTGCCAGCGACATTTCCCTAACAGTTCAAGCGTACAGCAATCAAGCCGCCGTAGCGGTAGATAAGTGTGTTTCTTCCTCTAGCAGCAGCGCCACAGGACTTACACTCTCAGTCACGACGACAGCCGACAATGATTCCTTTGTAGGGACTATCTACACGCCGGGGCAAGCACCGAACTCTAACTATCCCTTAGCAACTCTCTCCAGTGTGACCAGCGGCTACAACGTGCAGCAGATCAACGGAGTCAATCCTTATCCGATTATTGATGTTCTCTTGGATAACACCAGCCCGAACACAGCAGGGGTTCACACCTTCCAATTCTCGGTGCTTGCCCCTATAACGAATCAGCCTATGGTGGCGAACTTCATCGCCTTCAAGTCGGCTGGAGCCGCTCCACAAGTGACACATCGCGGCTTTGTATCTCATGGGTTGAGTTCCGTACCTCCAACTTCTGCGGTCAATGTCCCGTGGATGATCTTCGACCCCTATTACGCTTATGGCGGAAGCGAAACCGAGGCGTTGGACAAACTCAGTGCCGACGCGATGGTGACTTATGGTGCGGTAGCAGCGGGGTGGAATTGGATATATGGCGGTGTGACTTGGGTTACAGGCGCTCGCACCGGATATGCCCTGACACCTACAGCCGACTTCCCCGGTATGGCTGCGTTCTACTCATATCTTCACGCTGATGGGCTTAAGGTACAAAGTTACCTGGCTGCTGGTAGTGCGTGCGGTATAGGAAATCCCGGTACATTCGGGTTTGAGTATCCCGACGCAGCACAGGTGGCTGGATACGGTGCTGACGGTATCACGCTTGATTCTTGCTATGACTTTGCCTTAAACAGTTGGACTAACGCGCAGGTACAGGCCGAATACCAGACCATGCAGAGTGCCATCCTTACAGCCTTTCATAAACCTGTGCCGTTTGAGGTTTCGCTATCATTTACCAGCCCCGTCAATCAGTACGATCAGATAGATTGGGCCTCGACGGTTGGCGGGAACTCGGTAAGCATGTACACCGCTAACACGAATACATGGACGCACTTCCTGACTCAGCTCGATCAGAACCACGGGTATGAGAGCTACGTTCGCCCCGGTTACTATCGCACGATTTATGATCTATCAACGGGGCAACCAGCGGCAGGGACGACGGACACAGAAGGTCTGTCGAACATGGTTTTGCTTGCCGTGGAAGCCTCTCCGATGATTACCGGGATAGACTTCAGCGGCACTATCGGCTATGGTGCTCCGACTCAGGCAACTCTGACTACCATCGAAAACATAGAACTTATCGCTGCCTTGAAAGACCCGCTCTCGCTGACGCATGGCCGAGTGTCGCAAGTCTCCTGTGGAGATGCGAACTGCGAGTGCTACACGCGGCCCTTGGCGAACGGTGCTTATATGTGGGTAGGCTTCAATCGCTCATCTACAACTCAGACCGTTGCTTGTAGCTGGAGTTCAGACTCTCAGAGCGGCCCGTACACGCACTCAATGGACATGGTTGCCAACTGGCTAGGGCCGTGGAAGTCGGCAACCGCTTACGTCATCGGCAACATGGTTTGGGACAACAGCAGCGGCTCGTGGCTGCGCTACGTGGCCATAGCCAATAACACAAACAAAGCTCCCAACTCCAACCCCTCTGACTGGTCAGTGCTGCCGATTGGTACATGGCATGACTCGCTGGGAACGCTGAGCACTGGCTATTCGGCAAGTGTACCGTCACAAGGGGTTTGGGCAATTAAGGTGGCACCATGAAGCTCTCAACGCTAACCCTCACCCCCGCACTAATAACTAGTGCGAGGGAGTTATAAAATACTAGGAGAAAAAATGGCAGAAGAAAAGAACGAACACAACGTTAGTTTATACAGAGCAATGCATCACTTGAGAAAAAATGGCTTGCACAACGCTCTAGGAATTAGTCCAGATAAGGAAATTCCTAAAGACATGGTTGAAAAAGCTACTCATAGTAAAAATAAACATGTGGCCCATATGGCTTCATTTAGCCAAACGATGGGTGATTTTCATCACGGTAGTTAATTATTTGTTGTAAATTCCTAGGAGATAGCCAATGCCTTGTGAACATTGTATTTATATATTTACTAGTCCAAGTGGAAAAGCCTATATAGGCAAGACGAAAGATTTTAAAGAACGAAGATGGGATCATATTACTTGGGCCAATAGAGGAAGTCATTTTCCGTTTCATCGCGCCATTAGGATGTATGGAATAGATAATTTTGAAGTTGAGCTTATTCCTTGTGCAGAATCTGACTTGAATTTTTTTGAGAAACTGTTTATAGCATTTTTTCGTAGTTTTGGCAAGGTGTATAATTGTACTGACGGAGGTGATGGTATGAATGGATATAGCCCATCACCAGAAGTTAGGTCTAGAATTTCTAATACTCTTTTAGAGTATTATAAAAACCCCGAATCTAGAAAAAAGACAAGTGAAGCAACTAAAAGAGGAATGGCTGCTCCTGATGTGGTTGCCAAAATGAAAGCGTTTAGAGAAAAACCTGTTTCAGAAGAAACTCGGCAGAAAATGAGCAAAGCCTCAACAGGCAGAATACCTTCACAAGAAACATTAGAAAAACGGAGTATTGCTCTTAAAAAAATATGTTCTACTCCAGAAGCAAAAGAAAGATTGCGAAGAGCAGCCAGTTGTGCAAATACCCCAGAAAAAAGGTTAGCACAAAGTATAAGAATGAAGGCCGTTTGGGAGGCAAGACGTGCATCTGGATAAATTGGAACAACTAGTAGAAGCTGCATGGACTCATCCTAACTATAAATATAGAAGCAAGGATGCTTGTTTAGATTCTGCTAAAAAATCATGGAATAGACTAACTTCCGATCAGAAAGCATTAGTAACTCAAAGTTGGTTTGATTATTTGGCGGAAGAAAAAAGAGTCACATCAAGTCTAATCAAACCGGACTCTTTAGAATTTCACCTTTATTTAGAGCAATTACAAATTTATCGTTTTCTTTGTCAGACAAACCTTTTCTTTCTATGTCATATTTTGGAGAAGTATAACCTTACCACAATAGAGACACATGAAGAAATTTGCAATGCACATTTCGTAAAAAAAGACCCAACATTTAATAGTTTTGATGATTTTGCCAATCAATATACAGAATTAAAAGAAGATTTATTATTAGTACCTCGTGGCGGATTCAAATCATCAATTGATATTGCAGACTGTTGTCAGTGGGCAATTAATTATCCAGAAGTAACTATAGCAATTATCACAGGAGTTTTATCATTAGCATTAGGCTTTGTAGGTGAACTTAAAGGCCACTTTACACTAGCAGAGACTGGATTAGTGGATGAAAATAAGAAACCAACATATGCTCCTGCAAAGCTTCTAGATAAGTCTACAAGGGAACTTACTACTAGTGTTTTTCAAGTTCTATTTCGAGAACATTGCACTAAGCCGAATGATGGAACACAATTTGAATGGAACTCAGCCGCAGTATTAGGCAGTGGTGATAAAGAACCGACTGTAAAAGCAGCATCTTTAGATCAGGCTTTGGCAGGCTGGCACCATATGATTCTCAAACTGGATGATTGTGTAAATGATGAAAATTCTCGTACAGTAACTAGAATTGAGGCAACTAATAAATCTATAAGCATTATGGAAGCTTTGCTTAATCCTAATGGATTTAAGAATATTTTAGGAACGTGGTATGATAATGAGGACTATTACGGACAGAAAATTAAACAAGAAGAACAGGCATCTAAAGATGAAGGTTTAGAGACTATTACAGGCTCTGTAGATTCTGGACGATTTAATAGTCATTCCTATATTAAGGTCTACCTTAGAGCGTGTTGGTGGTTAACAGAGGAAGCCGAGCAACTTGGTAAGATTGAAGATGAGCTTACTAAAAAAGATTTAGTATTATGGTTTCCTGAAAGATTATCTTACGAGTATTTACATAAGAAGAAAAAGCTTGATCCTTATTTTTATGTAAAGTATGTTAATAATCCAAGAAAACATCATCAAGTAAAGTTTCCAAAAGAATTACTGATACGTAGAACTATTCCTCATAACCAGTTGCCGCAACAAGGCATTATCGTGGCGACCGTTGACACAGCGTATTCAGTTCAAAATTGGGCTGATTATACCGTAATGATTACTGCGCTGATTTATGGGGGACGGTTTTACATAATTAATATGATTCGTGGAAGATTCAATGAATTTGAACTTCCACAGGTTATTGCTGCTAGTGCATTTAAATGGAAACCAAAAAGGATAGCAATCGAAGATTCTGTAGGTGTTAAATGGATGGGACGTGAACTTCGTAGAGAGATGGATAAATTACGAATTACTGTACCTGTTGAATTTGTTTCCCTAGGCTATGGGTCAAAAGTTAATTCTAAGAAAATGAAGGCAAAGCCTGTAGCGAGACTTTTAGGAGATGAACGAATGTTCTTCTTAAATTCTTGTGAAGGGTTGCAAGATATCTATACTGAATTAGAAAAGTTTACTGGAACGGCAGATGATTCTCATGATGATATAGTTTCTGCATTGTCTTTATTAGCAGAAGTATTTCAACCCTATGCTGATATGGAAAGTAAGATAAACTTTGCTTCCACACAATTTGTAGCAGATCGCCAATCAGAGGAGCAACACAATAGAATCTACTGTTTAGGTAAATATGCTAGATTAAAAGAAGATTTTGTCGATGATAACCCTTCTACTGTTTTTGAACTAGAACAAATGTTTAAACAGGGACAGGTAAGCACTGATAATTACGGGAATCCTCTAGAGGATATATTTTAATGGAAAGCTGCATTTACATTTTTACAAGTCCAAGTGGAAAATCATATATTGGTAAAACTACAAACTTTAGTAAACGAAAGGCTGACCACGTAAATTATTCTCATAACAAGGACAACTGAAGAGGCAGCTCTACAATTGATTTTTAAAACTTAATGCGAGTTTGGTATATAGGGTGTGCCTAGCCTTCCAAGCTCGTGAAGCGAATTCGATTTTCGTAACCCGCTCCATATTGAAAAG